GGCGACGTTAAAGGCCTGCATCTGTGGCTGGGTTAGACCGGCAACCTGATAGTCAGGCAGGTTCATCGGCTGCTCGGAAAGCGCCTGTGCCCGAGGCAGGATACCTTTGTCGCCATAAAGGAACGCTTTTGATTCTTCTGGTACGGATTGCGTAACCGTAGAGGTTTGTTGAGCACCTGATCCCATTACACCATCTCCCCGCTCTCAAAGCGGCGCATAAGTTCATACATTCGGTTAACGCCGCGGTCGCGGCTTCCGTTTCCAGCGCCTTTGACAGCATCGGCTGTCATGACGAACTCGCCATCCGAGAGGGCGGCTTTTTGGACGGGCTTTCCGTCCTGATAAATTGTAGCGGGTATGGAATCACTGGTCCCGGTTCCCGGTCCTTCGATCTCGCCGCCCATGGCAAAAGTACGTTGAACCCGAGAGTCGTCGTAGTATTCAGGCATCAGCATATTTACAAACCTAGGGTCGATCATGTTGTAATCAGGCATCATCGCGGGCGGAAGTGCAGCAGGGATGCCCGTGCCAAACTCAGGGCGGACCATGCTGATGTCACGGATGGTGGGAAGCGTGGTCATGCGAGGGACACCCGTACCATACTCAGGGCGAACCGAGTTGAGGTCAAAAGACCCTTCAGACATAGGTTCTTGTATAGGCTGTGGCCTACTCCTTGGCATAGGAGAAGTCGTCGGTGCTAGTTGTGATTGCATACCAAAGATGTCCGACAGATTTTCCGTGATAGATTGCCCAAACTCGCTGCCTTGAATTGTTTTTGCAAGACCCGGAAAGGCGTTGACACCCACACCCATCATCAAGGCGTTGCGGATCGCGTCCTTGCCCCCACCGCCTGACGCCAAGGTCCCAAGACCTGCGCCAAGAGCAGGAAGTGCTGCCCTAGAGAGTAGTGCGCCAATTCCTGTCGCTGCAGCGCCAGTGGCCGCGGCCCCCGCTGCAGGGAATAGGAGACCACCGAGGCCACCGAGGAGAGGAGCAAGAAATCCAAGCATGGGTATAACCTTCAGAGGTTTCTGGGGTGGAGTCTAACAGACCTAGCGTTACACGACAATCCGAAGCTCTCCTGTAGATGTTTTATATACGTCATTGGCAGTCAGTCCACCAGCAAGTGCTGCAGCGTTGTTGGCATAGACTGGCAGGGACGTTAGACGCAGCGTTGTGAAGATCGCATCGCCGGGGTTATTTGTCTGCTGAACAAAGACCGAGAAGGAACGGACCAACTGCGCCATGTATTGTCGATTGTACTCCCCGGGCGGGGTGGGAAAAAACGGGGCTGGGTTGCTTGTTGGCATTAACGTCTCCCATCGGTTCTTAGATCAAGTCGTGGATCACCCAATCTCCATGCGGTTCCCGGCTGGTTAGACTCAATACGAAGCGACATGGATCGACCGCGCAGGCGCGTGAAAAGTTGGACAGTGAACTCCTCAACAGGATGAGAAGCTGTCTTTGTTACGGGGTCTGCATCAGAGGCAAAATAGGACCCACCGGGGAAATTCCGTGCCTTGAGGGTCAAGGTGGCAGTCGGAGCCTCATTGGTTGAGTTTCGGAACGTCAGATCAGGAATGATACGAGTGGCAAACATAAATTGATCGCCCTCACCAATATCAACAACGCTTGATTCGATGTATGGGGCTAAAGCAGCCGGTGGGTTTACACTGCCATCGTCCAAACCGCTCTCTTGGAAATAGAGATATCCATCAGGAGATGCAGCGATTGGATACCCCTGAACGCCTCGGTCAATCCACGACGTGCGAGGCAGGGTTCCGTAATACCAAACCTTTTGCTCATAGTTGTATACGACATAGCTGTCGTTTTCGCTACTATTTGTAGAAGCGTAAAACCACCAAACTTCAGAGAAAGAGCTTATGTGGCCAGCATAGACCTTGAGTTCCTGATCTTCGTTGATGCCGTCAAAGACGTATTCTTTGACACTACATGGAATTTGCACAACGGAACCGTCGTATACGTAGAATTCGTTCTTTCCCATCCAGAAAACAAGGTCCCCCACAGCGACGGCTGCGTTTTGACCCATGATGGAAATGGATGACGACACCTCTTGGACGCCAAAGGTAAAAGGGTCTCCGATATACTGCATGGCGTGAACAGAACTGTCCGTAAAGACAATGACCTGTTGTTTAGTTTGGACGGCGCAAATGATCGCGGAGCCACTACCAATTCGAAGCTCCCCAGCGGTGGTCGTGGGAAGAGTGCGCCATTCAACGGCGCTTTCTTGATCGGAGAACCGAATAATCAGCGGGTCCTGCACTCCCGGATTAGCTTCGGTGTCGCAACCAAAGGCAATAACATGGCGGTCACGTTCCGAGACGATGATTTGCTTGGCCACTGTGGGCGCTGCCTGCGCTCCGGCAAGGTCCTCAATGGCCACGGCCCGAGTTGCAAGTCCTACGCTTGCGTCCCAATAATATACCCCACCATCGTGAACACATATAAGGAGGTCCTCACCAAAGTTGTCGTGGCTCCAAGTTCTTAGCTGTGCTCCGGCTACCGACGTGTCAGCGCCAGACCCCCATGTTCCACGGGACCAAGGCCCAGCGCCCCATCCAGTTCCAAAAACAGAGGTGTCTAGGCCTGTGTTAATCTGGTAGGCCCCAATAACGGAAGCCCCGCCACTCCCAGAATCAGACGCTGTAGCGGTGACACTTACAGTGATCTCATATTCGTTCGTGTTAATGATGCGGGTAACCTGATGCTCAGCATTTAGAATCGCAGCCGTCACGTTCCCGCCCAAGCTGACCGCACCAGAGAACGTCACGAAGTCGCCTAAGAAAACGCCGTTGGAATTGTCTATCACCCTAATTACAGCCGAACCTGTAGTGGCACTGAAAGTGACAGCCCCAGCCGTGGTCGTCTCTCGAATTGGCGTAATGTCGTTTAGCGCACCACCAGCGACAATGTAGTATTTTAGGTTCGTACCAACGCCTGTATAGATGGTGCCACTCAGAGCGGTCCACGAGATTAGACCCCTAGCAATACCACGCATCTGGGATTGTGTGTATCTGGTCCACCCACCAATGCTCTCAGGTTTCCCGGCCCGAAACCGCACGAGATCGCCGTCGTACCATCCGCCCTCGTTGGCGTAGGCGGTGGTCTCTCGATTAATGCCGGGCCGAAACACGAGCTTGGTAAGTGCCATAATTATCTCCTGCTAGAGACGTTATACCCCAATACATGTGGTATGTCACGGGGCCGTAACTTTGCACCCAGCATCGAGCATACGAATTAGCGTAGCCCCAGTTACAATGGACAAGTTACCTCCGTCCTCTGCAAGGGCGGCAGCGTGTTTAGTCCGCGCCGAAGCCGTGCCGTCGCAGATGGCACTATTGTTTGCCACGTTCGCGCAGCCAGTCACGAAGAACAGCAGGGTCATCGCTAGTAGTAACTTCGGCATTGTCGATCTCCTTTCGAGTTTTGATGTAGCCCTCCGCCGTCTTCACGGCGCTCTGTTGCTTTTGGTCCCGTTTACCCGCCATCCACGCGGCAAGGAGAAGGGCCGCTATTCCAGCGGCCCAAAGAACAGTGCGTTTAATCCACCCAAACATCAGCGATCCCCCTCGGCCCACTTACGCAGGCGCTCACGCATGATCCACACGGCGGCAAGAGCAATGACACCGCAGAAGATCAAGGCTACGATCTGGGCGGTGCCGTTAAGCATGGACACGGCGGATGCGCCAGCGCCTACAGCAGACACAGCCTGAATAGCGCCAGCCTGCATGGTGGTCGATTCCATTGGTGTATCGCGTGGCGCGTCTGGGACAGAGGCGCTGTTTTCGACGGCCTCTTGCGCGACGAAACCAACAGGTGTCAAAAACAATGCCCGCTCCGCAGCGCGGCGGCGCACGAGTCCGCTCAGGACCTTGCCGCCAGCTTTATTCCACAGCAGGAGCGCATCAGCAGCCTTTTCGGTTTCACCGGCGTTAAAGTGGCGAAGGGCAGAGGACTTTTTGAATGCACCAGAGCCTATGTTGTACGCCAAGGACACAAACGCGCCAAACTCATTCTCGTTGATCGGCTGGGTGATGGCTGGCTTGATTGCTTCCGCAAACTTCTCGATTGCCAACTTCAGGTATTTTTCCGCGTCTTTTTGGCTAATGGTCATGCCTTCGTGCGGATCGATGCCGACATGGGCGGCGGCAGTGGTACCGTATCCAATGGTCCAGATGCCTGCAGGGCATTTGTAAGCCGTCAGCTTACAGCCCTCAAATTCCTTGATCAGGTTCACAGTGGCCTTGTTAATCATGTCTCTGCTCCTAGCTTTTGTATCGTATCCGCTTGTCGTTCTGCCGTAAATCGTGATTCTCGAATGGTGATCAGCCGAGTTTTGATTTGCGTTCTTGGCATAAATATCATGAGACCCGTGTCTAAGGCAACAAGTGCATACCAATCGGCATTGTCTGTCTTACTGACATGAAAACGGTAGGCATTATCATGTTTGCGCGGGGTTGGTACGGTAGCGGCTTTAACCTCTACCCGAAGTAACCTGCCAGATGCCACTGTGGCGATGACATCTGTCGTGGAATTGACGTGGTAACACTCAATGTTATTAAGCTGTAGCGTATAGCAGACCAAAAACTCAGCGGCACGGCCAATCTGAGTTTTGCTCAACATGTCACTTTCTCAACGCACGTTCGATGTCATCAAGCTTCAAGAACACGGCCTTGAAGCTATCTTGAATCTGCTTGAACTCGCGGTCGTGCGCTTCCTTGTTTGCCGATGCCGTTGCTTTCAGCACCGCAATATCCGTGGCGTGTGCTTGCTGCCGTGTGTACATAGCAAAGACGATGCCTATCACTGGCGCGACAGCCCACTTCATAAGAAACTCAAGAACGTCCATCATTTCATCCTTATTCTGGGGCTACAGGCCAGTTTATGTTTTGTGGAAAACTAACTTGCTTTGTGATGTCACGCAGTGCTTGACGATATGTTGCCCACGTTACTAGATTAACAGGTGAGTCAATCACCTGCGTCCAGTCACTATCGGCCAGAAGTTGGTTCCGTGTGGATCGAACATTCTGGGCAAGGTCAGCAAGACGTTGTGCAACCTCTTCAGCAGAAGCAGGGGTAATTTTCCACGCCTGTACCCAAGCCCCATTAGTAAACACAGGATCAACCGTAGCTGCATTCTGCATCACGTTATCAAAGGGCTGTGGAATCTCTTTCGAGATAACAGGGTAGATTCCATATTGCGCAAGAAAAACATCACTCACACGCTCTGGGAAAGAGGTGTTGGGGTTGTCCTGCATCAACTCTCGGATGCCGTATGGGAAGGCATCAACCGCGCCGTTTTTGACCTTGACGTACATCACTGCTCCTCCAACTGTTGCTCAATCACCTCGAGCATGATGATCTCTTTTAGCTGTTCCGTCAGGCTTGACGCAAGAAGATCACGCAAATGATCCGCAAACTCTAGCATTGCAGGTTTGTCTGAATGCTCAACCTCAATCTTTTTGATGGCAAGACGGAAGTTGTCGATGTTGATCTGGTAGTTCATTACCTCAGCCTTACGGCCTAGTGCTGCTGCGCTAAGGATTTTCATTTTTTCTTCGTTCATTATATTACTCCAAAAGCTACGCTATTGCCATTACCTGCTGGTAGAGTAGCAGGATTAGCAAACTTAGTGCCAAAGCCTGAACCAGACCAAGGGTAAGCAGAAATAAAAGGTGAACTATCATGAGCTACTGCAATAGCATCCCCAGAAGAAGAGAAAGTTACGCCATTACAAGTAGCTGGTGGTAGAGTAGCAGGATTAGCAAACTTAGTGCCAAAGCCTGAACCAGACCAAGGATAAGCGACCACATAAGGACTGGTATCACCAGCAACAGCAATAGCATTCCCACTAGAGGAAAAAGCTACGCTATAAGAATCAGCGGGGGGTAAGGTAGCGGGGTTAGCAAACTTAGTGCCAAAACCCGAACCAGACCAAGGATAAACAGAGACATAAGGAGAACTACCTGTGGCAACGGCAACAGCATCTCCAGAAGAAGAGAAAGCTACACCATAACCAACAGGGGGTGGTAACGTAGCAGGGTCAGCAAACTTAGTGCCAAAGCCTGAACCAGACCAAGGATAAACAGATAGGTGAGGACCAGTACTATGACCTACTGCGATAGCATCCCCAGAGGGGGAAAAGGCTACGCCCCTACCATTATTAGGAATGGAAGTCGCGGGGTTAGCAAACTTAGTGCCAAAACCCGAACCAGACCACGGAAACACCATAACGTAAGGAGAGTTACCACCAGTAAGTGCGATGGCATCTCCAGCGGGTGAAAAAGCTACACTTGTACCGGCTGTTGTAAAGAGTGTAGCAGGGTTAGCAAACTTAGTGCCAAAACCCGAACCAGACCAAGGGTATGCAGTAATATTTGGGCTAGTTTGATGAGCTACTGCAATAGCACTACCTTTAGGATGAAAGGCTACGCCATTACCAGTATTAGCAGGTAACGTAGCAGGATTAGCAAACTTAGTGCCAAAGCCTGCTTTAGACCAAGAGTAAGCAGAGACAAAAGGAGTAGTATTATGACCTACCGCAATAAACTCTTGTGTCACCTTACCTGCAGACAGAAGTTTCTCTCTGATCATTACGAGTTACCTACCCGTGCGCCATACAGAACACTACCAACTTTCCACAAAACAACGACAGTAAAACCTGTAGTGTTCAAGGTGGGGGCTACGCCAGAGTCGGTTTTCCACGTAACGGAAGGCCAAGTGATAGTATATGCAGTACCATCATCAACCATCAGTGTGATCGACTGACCTGCAGACAAGCTGTCCGTTGGTGTAGAGTTTGCAGTCAGTGTCCATGTCTGGATTGTACCATTTGCTGCACTCAAGGCTGGGGTGGTCCCAGTGACAGCAAAGACCGTTTCAGTTACGCTGCTTGTAAGCGTAAGGGCAGCAATCGAGGGACCAGTTCCTAGGACATTTGCGCCAGAACCAGTGGATGTGGTGACGCCAGTGCCTCCGTTTGCCACTGGTAATGTTCCAGAGACATCGGCGGTCAGGGATACGGCACTAAACGTGGGCGCGCCAGAGGCGTTGCCGTGCAGAACTTGCGTTGCAGTGCCAGCAGCAGTAGTAGCCATCGCCGTTGTCGTGCTACCATAAATCACGCCATATTGCGTCAGTGCAGCGCCTTGCCCAGTACCACCATCAGCCACAGCAAGGTCTGTAATACCCGTTATGGAACCACCAGTGATAGCTACAGAAGAGGCAGCCTGAGTAGCAATAGTCCCAAGCCCAAGATTTGTTCGCGCATCAGATGCCGTAGATGCACCAGTTCCGCCGTCCGCAACAGCAAGGTCGGTGATCCCCGTAATAGAACCGCCAGTGATCTTTACGTTCGACATCGCAAACACGTTGGTGATGTTTGTGACCTTGGCCGCCGCGCCTGCGCCGCTTGAATAGATGATAGCACTGGCCCCGGATACGATAGTGACGTTACCGCCCGACCCTTGGGTAAAGATGACCGACTGGGCAGTCGTATTATTAACGTGATACAAGGTCTGCGCCGTCGCTGGGGCAATCGTGATTGTATGAGTGCCCGAGGGTGTGCCGGTAAGCTCAAGGACCTTGAACTGGCCGTCTGAAGTTACCCCCTGCGATGTGGTGAGGGTGGAGGACGTACCCGAGAGAGATAGGGAGAGCGATCCGTTTATAGCACGGTCGAGGATATCGCTGTTTGTATTTACAGTTCCCCCCCACGTACCCGACTGCTCTCCGTTGGCGGGTTTCTGGATTCCAAGGTTAGTTGTGTATGTACTCGGCATTGGTCATCCTCAAATCCAGTTAAGGCTTTACGCGGCAACGGGTGTCCAGATCGTGGGTGGCTCTGGATCAATGGGTGTCCAGACATTTATAGCATTTGGATCAAGCTCCGTCCATGAAGAACCGGGGGACGGGGATATAGCAGACCAAGACGTCGCTGGATTTGGGTCAATCTCACCCCACGCCGTACCGGGGGCGGGGAGTATGTTGCTCCAAACCGTCACCAGACCAATGCGGCCAGTGGCGGAAACACCGACCAGAATCACGTTTGCGCTTGCGGCAACGGAAACCACTCCGACGGAACCTACCGCAGATACCCCTGAAGGGAAAACAAAAGTTGTGTTCTCTACGGTCACTGTCCCCAGCAACGCGGAAGCAACAACCCCAGAGGGCGACACAGGCACGACCACGGTGCCAAGTTCAGTGGCGGCGGACAGGCCAGACACCTGTACAACTGCGCCCGCCCCAACGGCCACGGTGCCAATCGATCCTGCAGCAGAGACGCCACTCAGCAGCGCAACGGCGCTGCCTGAAACGAAAACTGAGCCGATCTGCCCGCTCGTTGAAACTCCAGTGAGAGACACATTAGCTGCGGCCGAGACGGAGACCGAGCCAACCTCACCCGTGGCGGAGACGCCGATAAGGGATACAACTGCACCAGCCGTGATGGTGACAGAGCCAACCGCGCCAGTAGAGGATACCCCAGTGGGGGAGACAGTGGCGGCGGCAAGGACGGTAACAGAACCGACTTCACCCGTGGCAACAACACCAGTTACAGAGACAAGGACGGGTGGAACCCCACCGTCATCGCCTAATGGTGCAGAAGCGAGGGGTGAGAAGCCAAGCATCTAATTACTCCGGGGGCGTGGGCCAGATTACGTTCTCAGGGAAACCCTGCTGCGCGGTTATATCACGAAGTTCCTGCCTGTAGGTAACCCATGATGCTTGATCAACGGGGGCGTCAGGAAGCTGTGTCCAATCAGATGCAGCCAAGAGCCTGTTGCGTTCAGCGCGGATTTGTTCTTCTGTCGCTAGCGGCTCAACGTATGGCGCGATCTTAATGCCCTGCTCAATCAGTGCATCATAGTGGCGGTTGCCGCCAACGGCGGGGATAGAGAGTTCCATGCCGTCCACCGTGGCGCTGATTGAACCAGAGGCTGTGTAACGTGCGTTTAGGATTTCCATGTTCATAGCTCCGCGTCTGCTGTAACAGTTGCGTTGAGGAGTCTTACGTCTCCAGTCCCAGTAGATAGTAACTCAGCTCTAGCGCCAAAAATAGACGGGCTTTGCAAGAGTCCAGTACCGCCAGAAATGCCAGTAGTGTCCAGCGTTGTTGTCGGTGCTGCTCGCATTTGTTGCGGCCAATAAACATAGTTTTCCCCAAATTGACCTATTGCCGCTGCGTTAAACCTGTTATTGTATCGCGTCACGCAAAAATACCGCTGGCACCGAGACAACTCAGGTTCAAGCTCAGGCTGCTTGTAGAGGCTCACTGCATCAGTGGTGTGTGTACCAAGTTTGATATGGATGCCCCACAGGTCTACGCCAATGGTCTGGATGCCAAGGGAGTTGCTACGTGCGTTCCACAATGAGCCAGCCGAAGTCCAGAATAATAGACGCAAATAGTCATTACCGTCTGTTCCAAGTGTTTTTCCTGTGATCGACGGGACGGTCATAACCACGGCAAAGGGTGCAAAAGAATCCGTCAAGGTTACAGTAGTTGGAGATATAGCTGTCACAGTGGCAGACGGTGATCCACCAGTGCCAAAATTCTGATTACCCTCAACAGCCATATTCCCGCTGCCGCTTGAGCGTCTTGCCCAACCAAGAACGGTAATAGTTTGACCCGCGTAGGGACGAACACCCTCAATGCGTTGCTCAGTAATCGCAAGATTTCCTACGCCGCCTTGCCCACTGACCGTCTGGCGCAAAAAATATGTCGGGCTGTTTGATCCCAGCGTATCACCCAATGCAAACGCCTGACGGGACTGAGTTACCGTCCCACCATTGAGCGAATTAAGCCACCGATCAGCGCCATATACAGCAGTCGTAAAACTCGTCCCACGCTGCCAGAAGTCAAACGCGCCGTTGATGATGCGATTCTCAGGGTCCAAAATGCCCTGACGCAGTGGGATGCCGTTGATCGTTGCCGTGTTGCCACCAGCAGCGTCAAGGATTGCGTTGGCGCGTAGAGTTGACATCAGTTAGCCCTCATACATGATATTGATAGTGCCAGCATCAAATGTGTCCGTGCCATTTGATGCGGTGATACGGACTTGGGTGAGTGTGTCGGAGAGGGTTTTTGTACCCCCACCAAGAGAAACAGCATCTGTGCCGCTAAGGCCGAGGGAGTGGGATTCGGCCCAAAGATTCCCAGACACATTAGCCAGCGTCATAAGCCCGTGCGTCAGCCATGCATTATTGCCATTCTCATTAGCCAAGAAACCAGAGGAATAGTTGGTCGCTGATGGTGAGGAACTAAACGTATTACATGCGCCGAGATAACCTGTGTTTTCAATCCCGCCAGCATCGCCAATCTGAACTTGGAGTAAACTTGTTCCACTTAAACTCACCCCGCCGAACATCACAGTGATGCGCTTAACCCACGAGGGGATATCAGTGAAGTCAATGGCCGTTCCACTAGTAGACGCAACAGCAGTAGCGCGGCTAATCGCGCCGCCAAAGATCGTTTTGTTGGTCAAGGTCTGCGCGGTATCAGTGCCAACCACGGTGGTAGTAGCATCGGGCAGCGTCAGCGTCCGATTGGTGTTTGTCGCGGGAGACGCGATTGTGAAGGTGGCTGTACCAGATGCGTTGGGTGTCAGTGCGATGTTGCTCATGTTAGATTACCACCCATCTTGCGCCTGAAGAAATCGTGACCGTGACGCCAGCGTTGACTGTCACAGGCCCAGCAGACATTGCGTTCTTCGTGGACGCGATTGTGTAATTCTTTGTCACCGACTGATCGTTCTCATAGAACATATCATTGGCAGGGAAAATGTCCTGAGCGGCAGCGACCACATAGACCACAGCACTGCCTGTGAGCGTGATGGCAGAACCACCAGAACTGCTTTCACTTGGTGTCCGAGTCAGCGTAGTCCCAGATGAGGTGTAAGTGCCAACACCGATTTCCCAGTTGTTGACTTCCTCAATGACGTAGCGAACCGTCTCACCGTCCAAGACCCCTGCCGCAGCAAAGGTCTGGTATCCAAGTGATGCAGAGCCAAGAGTGAGAGTTCCCGTGCCTGTAGTGGCCGTGGTCATCTTTGCACGGTTTACAAGCGTGGTCATGGATACCTCTTAGCTGATACGAATAATCGCGTCCGACGCGGTGGCCGCAGGAAACTGGATGGTAAACGTACCAGCACTAGAGGTTTTGTCCCCACCAAAATCGAAAACAGCGCCCGATGGATTGGTAAAGGTGTGCGTCGGAGTCGTGTTATAAATCAGGGCCCCGCGGGCGGTGATCGTTGCCGACGTAAACGAGAGGTCGTCAAAATCGGTGAATGCCGTGGTGCCAGAAGTGGTCGGGCTGATATTGACTAGGGTACCGCCGCCAGCAG